GTGAAAAATTAGAAGGTGTTGATAAATTAAAAAGAATTATGGAGATTGCACGTTATAACGAAGCTCCAAAATCTGAAAATAATTCACTTTCTACGACCAACTATAGTATTACTTTAGCTGATGGTATGACTTATGGAATTGTAAAAGAAAAATCAGGATATATCATCAAAAAAGGTTTGAATGAATCTGAAATGGATTACAACGAACCTATGAGACAAAGAAAGTACTTTAGATCCTATTCTGAAGCGATGAAAAAACTTAATTTAGTTGCTGCGGAAGTGAATAGGGTAACAGGTAATGATTTCGAAATTCCTCTTATTGGTGAACAAGAGGCAAAAAAAAAATATGTTTTAAAAACGCCTAAACCTAAGGCTGAAGAAATACCCGCACCTGAACCACCTGCAGAATTACCCGCAGAAACTACACCAACACCTGAACCACCAGCATCAGAAGCACCGTTAGCTGGTGATGAAATGGGTATGGGGTCTCCTGAAGGTATGGGGACTGATATGGGAATGGATGAACCTGATGGTATGGAACCTGAAGGTATGGAACCTGATATGGGAATGGGTGATCCTGAAGGTATGGAACCTGAATCTGGTGGAGAAGAACCAGAAGGACCGGTTGGGTTAAAATCAATTCAAAGATTGACAGGTAAATTAAGTCAAAAAATTAGAGCTTTTGATAAAGACCAAGGTTTAGATTCACAAGACATCAAATATGTGATAAACTCAATTCTTTCCGCTATGGATTTAGAAAATCTTGACGAGGACGATAAAGAAGATATTTTATCAAAGTTTGATGAGGAAAGTGAGTATGGTATGGGTGATGAAGGTGACCTTGATATCTCTGGTGAAGATGAATTTGATATGGGTGAACCTGAAGGTATGGAACCTGATATGGGAATGGGTGAACCTGAAGGTATGGAACCTGAAATGGGAATGTCCGAACCAACAGAATCGTATATGTTTAAAGAATCTGTAGAAAGTGTTTTATCAAATTATTTTGTAATTAAAGAAGAAGAAAAAGAAGGGTTAGAAAAAAAATCCAAAAAAAATTATTTAAGATCCAAAATAAATAAAATTGACACTGCAAGAGAAATAAGAAATTTAAGCGAAAGTAATATACAATATAAAACAGGTTTTAATTTGATTGAGAAAAACGAAGGATACAGATTTGTAGGTAAAACTAACAAATCTAACTTAGTTTTCATAAAAGAAGGAAAAGAATTTAAAGTAACACCAACGGGTTCTATTATATGAATTTAGTTTTTATAAACGAATTGGGTCCAAACTTTAGAGGAGATAATATTTACGAATTTATTTTTTCAGATTTGGATGATGTATATGGTGAGGATTGGGATAGTGAAACCGCAAATGGAAAACCAACACCACCACATGTTGAATTTATAAAAAAGGTTGGAGTTCTTAAAAATTCTGAGATTGAGTTAGATTTAATACAAAACTCAGATTTTTTTGGGATGTATGATGCAATCGATGGTGTTATTGCTTTAGGTTGGGAAAAACCAGATAACTTCCAAGGAAAAAGATTAGTTTTTCAGTATGGTGAAAGTATTGAAATTATAGAAAATAAATTATACGAAAAAGATATCGTATTAAAATGGGAAAGAAATTTAGTAAGTGATGAAACATATGAATCCTAAAATAGCAAAACTTTTACATGAAGGTTTTTCGATGAGTACTTTAGAAAATCTAAATGAAAACCAGTTAAATATTCTTTTCAAAAGAATAAATGAAGAAAAAGGTAAGGTAACCGTATCTTCAGATAAGTTACCGACTGTTGACCTTAAAAAAATGACAGATTCTGGTGTTGATGTTGAGGTTAAAGAAGAGGAAACCGAAGTAAAGGAAAAATCAGTTTCTCAACAACAACAAAAAATTATGGGGTTGGCATTATCCGTTAAAAAAGGTGATACACCAAAATCTAAAGTTTCTAAGAAAGTAGAAAAAATGGCAAAAGAAATGTCAAAAAAAGAACTTGAGGACTTTGCATCAACAAAACACAAAGGGTTACCAAAGAAAAAGGAAACTGATGAGGATGTTAAAAAATTGGAGGAGTCTATACTTAACATATTAGAAAACCACTTACCACCACATACAACTAAAGGTGAACTTCTTGAGGTAATTCGAAGAAGAAAATAAAATGAATGTCATTATCAAAAGAACAAATATTATTAGAATATGCTAAGTGTGTAAACGACACACCTTATGCGCTAAAAACATATTTACAAACTTACGATAATACACAATCCAAATACGTTCCATTAGAACTATTCAATGACCAAGTAACTCTCGTAAAAGACTATGATGAATGCGAAGAAAACATCGCGTTAAAATATAGACAGGCAGGAGTATCAACAGTAACTTCAGCTTGGGCATCAAAAAGGTTAATTTTTGCTAAAAAGTCAAAACCCGAAAAGATTTTGATTATTGCAAACAAAATGGATACCGCTGTTGAGATGGCAAATAAAGTTAGGGCTTTCGTTGAACAGTGGCCATCTTGGTTAGGGGTAACATTTTCTAACGAAAAAAATTCACAAAGACATTTTAAATTAACAAACGGATGTGAGGTTAAGGCTGTTGCAACATCAAAAGATGCCCTTAGGGGGTACACTCCTACTATTCTTATATTCGACGAGGCTGCATATATAAATGCGGATGAAGATTTCTGGTCTGCGTGTATGGCATCCCTTTCAACAGGAGGTAAAGTAATCGTAATTTCAACACCAAATGGATTCGACCCAATTTATTATTCAATATATAGTCAGGCAATTAAAGGTATGAATGATTTTAGAATAACTGAAATGTATTGGTATCGAGACCCAAGATATTCTAAAGATTTAAAACTAATAAAATGTGATGATATTGTTCATTACATGTTAAATAGAGCTGACTATAATGATAATGAGATTATCTTAGATTATTCAGAAATTAAAGTAAGTGATAGAAATTTTGAGGATATTAAAGAAAAAATAGAAAAGGGGTATAAGGCATATAGTTCATGGTTTGAAGCCATGGCAAAAAAATTAAAGTTTGATAAAAGAAAAATATCACAAGAGCTAGAGTGTAATTTTTTAGGTTCGGGGGATAATGTTATACCACCTGAAACGATGAAAAAAATTAAAGAAAACCATATTAAAGAACCCGTAAACAAATTTATGGGAGGTGCTTTGTGGCAGTGGAAAGAACCAATTATAGGGCACAAGTATATTATGGGTGTCGATGTCTCAAGAGGTGATAGTGAAGACTTTAGTACAATATCAATAATAGATTTTGATGATAGAGAACAAGTTTTAGAATATATTGGAAAAATACCTCCCGATGTATTGGCGGAAATCGCATATAAATGGGGTACTATGTACGGTGCTCTAATAGTAACAGATATCACTGGAGGTATGGGGGTATCCACATCAAGAAAATTACAGGAGTTAGGATATAAAAATTTATACGTTGATGGAGTTAATCCTGCTGACAAATGGAAATGGAATCCTAAAGCTAATGACAAAATACCTGGCATTAACTTTAATGCTAAAAGGGTATTGATTATACAAGCGTTTGAGGAAGCGTTAAGGTATGATTTTTCAGTAAGATCACAAAGATTATTTAATGAGTTGAATACGTTTGTTTACGTAAACGGTAGACCCGACCACCAAAAAGGTCAACACGATGATTTAATAATGTCTTTTGCTATGGCAGTATACGTAGCCGAAACGTCTTTTGCTCAATTAGAAAAAGTTACCGAACAAACAAAAGCAATGTTAGAATCATGGTCTGTTGAAAACAATAGTTATCAAAATGAATACACTAGTTTTAATCCTGGATTACCTGCATCAACAAGAGACCACAACAGTTACCAAAGAAATAGCTTAACTAAAAGCGATTATGAAAAGTATTTATGGTTATTCAGTGGTAAAAGGGTTTAATTTATAATTAACCATATTATTTTTTAATAAAAGAAATTATGTCAGAACAAAAACTAACGGTGTGGCAAAGATTGAGTAGGACATTTGGTCCTAATGCGACCCTTGACCAACAATCACCCGTATTCAAATTTGATAAAAAAGAATTACTCAAAACAACAGACAAAACTGAGTTTGAAAAAGAAAAACTGCAGTCCCAACAAACTATGTACATTGGTCAACAGTGGCAAAAAGTTGAGAATAATCTTTATCAGCAAGCTGTTTATTATGAACCTACAAGGATGGCTTCATATTATGATTATGAGTCTATGGAGTATACACCTGAAATATCTGCAGCACTTGACATATATTCTGAGGAATCAACAACACCAGACCAAGATGGATTAATATTAAAAGTTTATTCAGAGTCCAAAAGAATAAAATCCGTATTGATAGACTTATTCGTTAACAAATTAGACATCAATACAAATCTACCAATGTGGACGAGAAATACATGTAAATTCGGTGATAATTTTGTTTATCTAAAGTTAGACCCTGAAAAGGGTATTGTTGGATGCCAACAATTACCAAACATTCAAATAGAAAGGTTAGAAAAAGGTATGAGATTTCAGCCTGACAAGTATTCACAAGAAATGGAAAACGATGCTTTGAAATTTACTTGGAAAGAAAAGAACATGGAATTCAATACTTGGGAAATAGCACACTTTAGGATTTTAGGTGATGATAGAAAACTTCCTTATGGAACTTCTATGTTGGAAAAGGCGAGACGTATTTGGAAACAACTTTTATTATCTGAAGATGCAATGTTAATATATCGTGTATCCAGGGCGCCTGAAAGAAGGGTTTTTAAAGTCTTTGTTGGAAACATGGACGACAAAGATGTTGACCCTTATGTACAAAGAGTTGCAAATAAATTTAAAAGGGACCAAATTGTTGACCATTCAACTGGTAATGTTGATATGAGGTATAATCAAATGGCAGTAGACCAAGATTATTTTATCCCTGTTCGTGACCCTGCAGCAACAAACCCTATAGAAACACTACCAGGTGGAACTAACTTAGCGGAAATTGCAGATATTGAATATATCCAAAAGAAGTTGGTAACAGCATTAAGAATTCCTAAAGCATATCTTGGTTTTGAAGAGGCTGTAGGCGATGGTAAAAATTTATCATTATTAGATATTAGGTTTGCTAGAACAATTAATAGAATTCAAAAATCTATGATTGCAGAACTAAACAAAATTGCAATCATTCACCTATTCTTGTTAGGATTTGAAGATGAACTAACTAATTTTACTTTAGGATTACATAACCCGTCAAAACAATCCGAACTATTATCAATAGAATTATGGAAAGAGAAAATACTACTGTATAAAGACGCAGTAACACCAATTGCTGATTCAGTAGCACCGGTATCTGCATCATGGGCTAAAAAACATGTTTTAGGTTTCTCAGACGAAGAAATAAGATTAGACATTCAACAACAAAGAGTAGAAAGAGCAGTTGCGGCCGAATTAGGTAAAACCGCAGAAATTATACCAAAAACAGGTTTATTCGATACCATAGACCAATTATACGGTAAAAAAGATGGTGAACCATCATCTGAATCTGGTGGTGAATCACCAGGTGCTGGTGAAACTGATATGGGTGGTGACCTCGGTGGTGCTGCAGCTCCTCCACCACCTGAAGCCCCTGCACCCGAAGCCGGTGGTGTAACACCAGAAAGTTTTAATAAGGATGGACTTGATTTGATACTTGAGGAAATGACGTTATTTAGTGCGGCTGACGTGATGGAATTATCTAAAGGGAGAAATTCGTTAATCGAAATAGACCAAAAAGTGAGATCTTTATTAGATAAGTAATATTTATTAAATAAAAACTATGAACACTTTTGGTACTACAAAAACAAAAATAGAAAAGGCATCTATAAGTTTGTACGGAAAACCTGAATTTAAATCGTTTATGAAACAGTTTAAATCTATGGTTTTAGAAAACAAAGACTTATCAGAATTATATTATATATATGACGACCTATCAAGTAAAAAAGGATTGAATGAATCCATAGCTGAAGGATATGTAAACGAGAGTATCGAATATTCCCAAATATTGGTTGAAAATAATCAGAAATATTTAAATAAATTAAGTAATTGGATTAATTCTATTATTTTAGAACATTCGAACGATTACGTGGATATAGACAATACCATTTACAAAAAATCAATAAAGGACTTATCGACTGTGTTGGAATCCAAAACTAAAATAAAGTCAACATTAATTTCAGAAGAAACCATTTCAAAGTTAGAAGAAAGTGTTAATCTACCTATTTCCACAATGATAAAAGTTGCGGATGAAAATATTAAAATGGAATTAAAAAATATTTCAGAATCAGAAAGAAAAATTATTCAAGAATTATCTTCTATGTCAGAAGACGAAGTAAAAATAGAAATGGATAACTTAAAAGAAAATGTAATTTCTAATTTGAAATCATCACTTAATGAGTCTAAGGACTCCGATTTAACCACAACTATTGAAAATACGATTAAAAAAATTGTAGATTCTCCATACGATAGATATAATCTTTATAAATTAAGAAACCTTAGTAAGGGGTTATGATTAGATTTTTTAAATCAATGATGGAAGGTGCCAACGGTGGTATCTCTTCTAAAAGATTTGTAGGTCTACTTTGTGGCTTGTCACTAATAGTAGCTTTATTTATTTCTATGTTTAGTTGTGGAAAATACGAACCTTCAACAACCTTAGTTGATGCTGTTGGTCTTTTGGCTTTTGGTTGTTTGGGTTTAACCTCAGTTGATTTCTTTACTCACAAAAAACAAGATAAATAATTACTTATTATTTTTTTGTAAGTAAGCTGCCTTTTTCTTTTGTTCTCTTTTAATTACTGAAGGTTTTGTGAACTCCTGTCTCTCCCTTAATTTCTCAAGTTGTTTTGTTTTGTAGACTTTAAATTTATATTGTTTGAGTGCTTGCTCAATAGAGTTAGGTGTTTTAACTGGTACTATAATCATATTTTTTTCCTCCTTTTGGTATAAATATCAGTATTTTTTTGATTTTTGACAACCACATTTAATTTTGTTATAATTGTTTAAACAAATAAACTTTAAGACATGAAGAATGAAAAAAGGAAAAACATCAAAATTAAATATTTTTGATGACGCAAAAAGTTACTACGGTACTGTTGATTCTAAAGAAATGAAATCAATATACATAGTATTACAAACATGGATACAACCATCAGATGACTACGACAATTGGGAAAAAATAACAGGTCACATTAAAAGACAAATACAACACACACTTTTAGAGGTTTTAGATTTTACTATTTTTGAAAAAAAACAAATAGTAGATTTGGATTTAAGAACAAGTGGAATTCAAAAAGGTAAAAAAAGTTTTTTAAACTTAGAAATTACCCTTTTTATTCATAACAAATTTATGGAGTTTAAATCACTTGTACTAAGAAACAAAATAAAATCATTATTAACGTCAATTTACGTAGATGACTTAAAAAGATGTAAGTTTTTTACACTAAATAAAACAAAAAATACAGAAATGGTTATTTGATAATATTTATTTATTAAAAAATACATTATGAGAATTTTAGGACCAAATGATAGTGGTAAAGGTATACTTGTGGAATGGGACGCAGGATACATTAACCCAAACGATACAAGAAATACCGAAGTTATAAAAGAATCATACGGGCAATTGGAACATTCTAAACCTTTTGTTTTTTATGCCACTTTACAAAAACATGGAGTACCAAATAGAAACGGTAGGATTTATCCTGAAAAAATATTAAAAAGAGAAGCTGAAAAATACCAAGAGATTATTAAACGCGGTATGTCTATATCAGAATTAAATCACCCTGAATCTTCCTTGATTGATTTAGATAGAGTATCCCACCTTATTACGGACATGTGGTGGGAAGGTAACGTATTAATGGGTAAGATTAAACTATTAACTACACCTGGTTTTCATGAAAGAGGTATTGTATCATCAAAAGGTGATGTTGCAGCTAACATGATGAGACAAGGGGTTACTATGGGGGTATCTTCTCGTGGTGTCGGTTCATTAGTAAAAAAGGGTGACCAAAACGAAGTTCAAGATGATTTTGAATTAATTTGTTTTGACCTTGTGTCTTCGCCATCCACACCAGGGGCATATCTTTACTTAAATAAAGAAGATAGACCGGCTTACGAGGAAAAGTTAGACGAACACAATAATATTGATGTTTTAGGTTCAGGATTGGATAAATCTGTTGACTTAATGAAAAGATTGTCCGATTATTTAGGTAAATAAAAACTTTTAGAAATGGACGAAAAATATTTTGTAGCAAAAATCACAACTGACATGGTTGATGATAACACAGGAAAAATTAAAAAGATTAGAGAAGAAAAATTAGTTAAAGGTTACTCACCAACGGACGTTGAGGCAAAAGTAACAAAGGCTTATGAAAACTACTCAATGGATTGGAGAATTACTGCAATTGTTGAGTCTAAAATTGATGAGGTAATTGAATAAAAATAAATTTAATCTATTAATTTTTTAAAAATTATTTTGGGGCACCAATCGGTGTCCCTTTTTTTATGCTCAATTTTTTTCACTTTAAAACTATAATATAATGATTTTTTTACAATAAGGATATATTTATCTGTAAAATAAACGCGTAACGCATTGCTTAAAATAATGAGTACAGAAAAAACAGGATCGATAGTAGAACAAACCTTATTACAAATTAAGGCTGTCGAAAACGCTATCAGTGAAAACGCAAAAGGAATACTTGCTTCTACTATGAAACAAGAAATCAGTGAATTAGTTAGAGAATCTTTAGTAGATTCAAAACAAACAAAAAAATCCCTAAACGAACAAGAAGTACCGCAAATGGATGAACCTGAGGTTGATGAACCTATGGGGGATGAAGAAGAGGTTAATGTTGATGTTGAAGACGAGGGGGGAGAACCTGAAGCTAATCTAGATTTCGATATGGATGTCGAAGGTGGTGATGATGAAGGTGATAATGAAATGGAAATGCCTCCACTTGACTTAACGTCTGCGTCTCCTGAAGAAGTTTTAAAAGTTTTTAAAGCTATGGGTGATGAAGACGGTATTATAGTTAAGAAAGAAGATGATTTCATTCATCTAATTGATGATGAAGATGAATATCTAATTCAAGGTGGGGACATGGACGATAATACAGAAGAACCAATGTTGGATTTAGAAGAAGGTGTTATCTACGAAATAGAAGTTGAGGAAGGCGACTATAACATGGAAGAAGGCGACTACCACATGGAAGAAGGCGACTACCACATGGAAGAAGGCGACTACCACATGGAAGAAGGCGACTACCACATGGAAGAAGGTGAAGACTTCTTAGATTTGGATTCAATAC